GTCTCCTCCAGAGCACGGACAGACTTGGTGTCCATGGACAGCCCCAGAGAATAGCCGGCACTGTCCAGACGCTCTGCGGTGATGCCGTCCGGAACGCTGGCAGCGTCATAGCCGTCGATCATCTCGTTGACCGCCTCGTCAATGTCGATGTTGATGTCAAAGTAGGTGGTAGAGCCGGTAGAGATCGCAGCACCATTCTGCTTGTCATACTGCTTGACCTCTACCTCGGTATCACGCACCGGCACCTTGACCTTGCCTGCCTTGGGATTGCCCTCATAGCGAGTGTTAAAGATCAGGTTGTCCTTGGTGACCAGCGTATACCGCAGCTTCTCGTCCACCAGTGTCGAATATCTTTCCTGTGCAATATGTTCCATAACTTTTCCTCCATAAATAAAAATAACTTACCTGATAGGCTCCCCTGAAAGGGCACCCGTAGGGCGTGCCTTGTGCTGAGGTAGATGCCCGTAGGGCAGACGGTGGGGTAACACCTCTCTATAGGCTCCCCTTTAGGGGAGCTGGCAGTGCGTAGCACTGACTGAGGGGTCAGGACTTCTTCAAACTCGGATTCATGCCATAAAACGCAGCTTCCACGCCGTTCATGGCACTGGGCAGATTGCCGGACGTGGGAACAGCCGCACGCTCGCCGGGGTTCGGGGCGAATGCGTCTGCATGGGCGGTGCGGAACTGCTGCACCACATCGTCTGCCCCGATCAGCTTGTCACCGTCAAATTTCAGTTCCTTGGATGTCAGCAGATCGGTGACGTACTTTTCGTACACATCATTTTTCAGCTGCAATCCCTTGACATACTGGGACAGCTTGGTGCGGTACTCGAATGCGGCACGGTCTGCCTCGGACTGCTCCAGCTTCTGCTTGTAGTCTGCCACGCTCGCCTTGATGCCGTCAATGTCCATGTCCTTGTAGGACTGAATGGTCTTGCTGGCTTCGTCCAGCTGCGTCTGCACGGCGGCGGCAGCGTCCTGCTCCGCCTTGATGTCTGCGGCATAGGCTTCCGTGATCTTCTGCACGGTGTCCTTGTCGGTGATGCCGATGCCTTTCAGAAATTTCTCATCGATCATAGGGATAACTCCTTTTCAAAAAAATAAAATGTATGAAAAAAGCACCTCAGTCGAGATGCTTCTCATAAGCTTTCAGAAACAGTTTCAAAATAAGGTCAAACGCTCCGAATCCAATGCCGATCCACGAAAGCACAAAGCACACCGTGGGAACGGCAAAACTTCCGTTCATGGCATAGAGGAGGACTAACAAAACAATCATTGTAAGCATAACTGCTCCTTTCTGGCATAGAAAAAAGCACCTCTTACGAGATGCTGCTTTCGCTATGCAAAAACGCTGGTAGTCTATTTGACAATGCACCAATCTTCCGCCAGCATATCGGTCTGACTAGCCAGCCAGCCAATGCAATATCGGTTATCTGCGGTTTTCATGACAATGCTGTCCGTAAACGGATAACTTCCGTCACCGATTTCCTGCGTCAGTAATTTGCCGTCAGCAAGGTACAAATACATTCCTTTGCCGTTCCAACCGGTTCTGGCAACTTTCTTTCCGGCTTTCAGTGCTTCCAATGCACCGCCGAATGTCATTTCTTTCATAGATTCTCCTTTCTGGCATAGAAAAAAGCACCTCAGGTGAGATGCTTTTTGTTATATTTGGTTTTGCATCTCAAAAAACGTGCTATTTTGAGGTGCTTTCATCATTCTTGTGCTTTTCTACGAATTCCTTTTTGAACTTCTCGAATTCTGCTTCTAGTTCTTCGATAGTGTTCTCAGAGCATATTCGTCTAATTTCATTCATATCAACATCTTTTTCTTTGATATCAACATCATCCATCTGATTTCATCTCCTTAAATTTGAATTTATAAAATTCTTGCAAATCTAGGAGTGCGTTTACCTGTGCTTGGAATTCGCTATCTCCTTTTTCGGCATGTAGACTGATTCTCTTATTATACACCGCTTCATCGATAATAAATATTGGTGCTGTATATTCAAATACCGTACCGTCATGTCCAATTGTATAGCCCTTTTGATACCCGTTTTTCAATGCGGCATTCAAATCACCAGCACTGGGCGGCATACCAAGTGGGTGGTTATGGAACGAAACGATTTCATCTTTTTCAGATTCTTGCAACGCTCTGCGGATTTCTTCGGTATAGTCCGGCGTTCCGGCTTGCGTTCCTGTTGTTGAGGAATACCATTTCTTTGTTCTGGTATTATAGAAATACAAGTCTTCACCATTTGTGCCTGAACGATGGTTCAACATTTTCTTAGCAACCTGATAATACTGCCGCTGTAACTTTTTATCTGAATCCATGGAATCAAACTTGCTCCTGAACTCTCTGCTTTTTACCAAATCTTTTGGAACAGCATAATCCGAAGAACTTTGCATTCGTTCCTGTTCTTTTATTATACCACCGTCACCGCCAGAAGTCAATTCTTTTTTGCCATTCTGAACTCGTTTTGCAGCCTGCACCGCCCTCTGAGCCGTAGACCGTCCGAACCCATTGACTTGCGACCGGAACGTATCGTTCCGCCGTCCGGTCTGGCGGCAGAAGTCTTTCAGCGTTTTTTCCGCATCTTTCAAACGCACAGAAACCGCTGCAAAATCATCGTTCAAACCCTGTTTTAACGCTGGATCATCGGTGTTCTTTGCCGCTTCGTCCAATGCCGCCGCACGCCGCTTTAGTGCTCTGACCTTCCGCTCGCCTTTCCGCTGCATCTGGCTGATCTCGTACTCTGTGTACTTCTCGCCGTTGTAAGAAATGCTCTTTTCGTCCAGTCTGGCGATCTCCTCCGGTGTGTAGTTCGGCGTGGACAGTCCCGGATAATACGGGTGCCAGTTGTGCCGGCAGTTCCAGCCTTTGAACCCTCTGCCGTCCCCATAGCCGATCTCTTCCAGCGTGAACACTTTCAGCCCGTCAATGATCTTCCTGGTGCGTTTGCCCTGTATCTGGACAAGCTGCCCCTGCCATCTGGCGTGCTCCGGTCTTGCTCCGCCGTGTGCTGTCAGCTCCATGTACCTGCATCCGGAATCTTCTGCACGTTTCTTCGCCACTGCCGCCGCAGTCTGTCCCACGCCTGTCAGCACACACCGCCGCACCGCAACATCAATGCGGTCTTGGTGTCCCGTGGGATAGGTCACATACGCTCCGCCGTCCGCCAGATTTCGCACCGCCATGCGTATGGCATCCTGATAACTGAACGCTCCGGAGGACACCTGCATATACGCCCGGTCACAGGCTTGCAGGAAAGCAGTCTGCGTGGTGTTCGCCGTGGTGCTGACCAGATTCCGCATGGTTCCCAGTGTTTTCCGGTATCCGGCTTCCAGCACCTGCTTCATGCCTGCGTCCTGCCGAATGTCCACCGGAACTTCTCCGGCAGCCTCGTGGGTGTCGTTGTCGATGTCCACCGTCTTCACGCCGGCATCTTCAAATAACGCCCGGACTTGTGCCACGCTGGCATCTGTCCGGTCTGCGATCATCTGCAAAATGTCCTCGTACAGGATTCCGGCAGATTGCAGCACCTCCGCCTGATATGCCGTACTTTCCGACACAAAACCCATTTTCAGCATACGCCGCACCATGTCCGCCACAATATCGTCCTCCAGCTGCTGATACAGCCCCAGCAGCTGAGTCACATCCGGCTCATAATTCTGCATCAGATCTCACCACCGGAAAATAAACCACCATCATCCTGCCGCTCCGGCATCATCTTCGCCGCCTTTTCCTCGGAGCAGTCGAAGTACCACGCCAGAAATAGCTCCGGACGCAATAGCTTGTCCCGTACCATCTGCACACGCCGCTGATACTCCACGTCCGGATCTTCCAGCACACCGTCCCCAAAGGCAAAGGTTGCCTTGACCGGCGGACTGCTCTGACTGCGGTAGTAGTCCTGATAGAACTGCATTCCATAGAGCATCTGCTCCAGTGCGTTCCGCAGGTTCTCCTGAATGTCTTTCACTCTGGAAAAGCTCCGCTGCTTGGAACTCCGCACTTCCTCTGCGGTTTTCTCCACATCGGATACTTCGGAGAGTGTGCCGTAGGAAAGCCCCACCGCATTCTCGATCCGCCGCAAAATCTGATTGAACGCATGGAAATAGGCAGTGTCCCGGACTTCCGGAGAAAAGGTATTGATAAAGGACTGCCCGTCCGTTTTCTCATAGCTGCGGAACATCCGCTCTCTGCCTTTCGGCAATACCGGCTTGCCGTCCTTGTACCGGAACAGATCCTCGGTGGCATCAATGGCACGTTCGGACGATTCCAGTTCCCACAGAATCCGTTCCCAGTGCTCATCCGCATCCCGGATAAAGTCCACGGCATCGGCAAAGACCGAAACGCCCAGCGGTGAAGTGGGGTCGATGTTGTTGGAATCCGGTGTCTGAAAAATGGCAAACAGCGGACGCTGTACGTTTTCATACACCTTTTCCGGCAATACATCCGCCCACTGCGGCACTGCATCCAGACTGCACTCTGTGCCCAGTATTCCCGGACTGGCAGAACAGAAACAGCGGTTCTGAATGGTATGTGTCTGCCGCACCTGGGAATAGACGTGCAGCTCCAGACGGGTGTAATAGTTCTTGCCAATAGAGATCTCTTCCGGACACACCACCGCATCGCAGGAATCGTCCGTGTAGTTCACCGGAAGATAGGCGTTCTGCGGCACAATGTCCACCGAAACGCCCTGTGCCGTGAAATAAGGTTTCAGCAGCAAGCCGCCAATGGCAAGCCCGAAGTCCATTTTCCGCCGCAGCTTCGGCAGCACACGCCTGACCGCCTGTTCCAGTTCTGCCGCATCGTGTACCGTGGCGGAAAATTCCGTCAGTGTCAGCCGTTTCAGCTCCTGTGCGATATTCGCCGGAATGTGACAGGAACGAATGCGGTTCCGGATCCAGCCGGCACGGTTCAGATATAACTCCTCCCACAGCTGCATCTGCTGTATCATGTCACCGCTGAGCAGGCAGGGCACCTGCATGGCTGCGGCGATCTGGGTTGCATCGATCATGGCATCACCTCCTCGTTGTCATCTGCCGGCGGCATCCGGTATTCCCGCAGCGTCCGCTGCATCGCCGTCCGGACGAAATACCGCATATCGTCCATGGCGTGGTCGTTGGTCTTGACCACAGCATCTTTTCCTTTGGCTTGATTGTCCCAGCAGTACAACCCGAATTCCCGGATAATATCCGTACAGCCTTCACAGATGTGGATGCGTCCGGCTTGCAGCAGCGTGGACGTGTCACGGATGCCGTCCAGAACGCTGTTGTTGGCTTTCCGCACCCGAAATACCCCGTGCCGCCGGATACATTCAATAAAGCTGGCGGCAGACGGGTCTACGATCACATACCGCACATAGGGGGCAATATCTCCGGCAAGCTGTTCCAGTGCAGCGTAGTGCTCCTCGTCTGTTCGGGAATGTCCCTCTTTTCGGGCATCATAATAGTACTCCCGGATTCGGGTGGCATAGCCGTCTCCGGACAGGTGCCATAAGCCGACAGAGGTCGGGTTCAGTGTGCCGTAGTCGCAGCTGAGATAAAACTCGCCGGAATGCACATCCGGCACAGTGTCCGGAATGACGTGCCGCAGCTTCTGGAACTGCGGATACACCAGACCGTCCGCCATGACCCACTTGCCCAGTACATACCGTTCATAGAACACACCGGAATACATCCGCTCGTACCGTTTCCGGACAGATACAGAGAGAGCACGGTTGTCCTCCATGGTGAAATGCAGGTGCAGCCGGTTCTTTTCGCCGGCTTTCCCGTGTACGCTGTCAATCCATTCCTTGTACAGCCAGTGTTCCTCGCTGCCGTCCGGGTTGCAGTTCATCCAGATCTTAGAACCGGTGACAGAGCATCTCGCCGTTGC